GGGAAAATAACAGATCGTCAAATCGGAACCTCAATCGTTGTCAAATTATGACCAACCTTCCTTACCGCCAGGCAATGCTGATTAAACATACGGCATGGATGAACACTCGCTTGCTTACGCGGGGTCCTCGTCCGGAAGACGAGCGGTACGTGCCGCTCGCGGTGCGGATGCTTACGCTGGTCGGCTGCCTGAACTACGCGATGCTCGACCTTGAGTCCGAACTCACGGCATCCGGCTTGTTCCACCATGAAACCAAACGCCGCTATACGCAGGCCCAGACTTTGGTCACGCAGGCTCACGGCATCGCGTGGTCGATGCTTCGCAAGATCGACGACCGGGCCGCCCGGCAGTACAACGACAAGACGGACGAGGCGTATCGGACCATCAGCGGCTGTATCCTGTTGGAGGCTCCTCAAAGGTCTTACAACATCGTGCTGTCGCTGTGTAGGATCATCAGCTCTCTCAACGGTCGGATTTCGGGCCGCTACGACTTCAACCCGGCCAAACCTCTTGTACGCATCCCGGCTCTGTTGGAGTGTATCGGGATCGAGGATTGTAAAATAGACGGAATCATCGAATTGAATTTAACGGACTAAAGAAAATGAAAAAATACACACAAGCGGATTTCGATGCCTTCGAGGTGATCGACGGAATCAAACAATGCCCCTCGGGGGATTACAGTGATATACAAATATTCGGCGAGTGGTGCTCCTTCGGCGAGCGGTGCTCCTTCGGCGAGCGGTGCTCTTTCGGTGAGGAGTGCTCCTTCGGCGAGTGGTGCTCTTTCGGCAAGTGGTGCTCTTTCGGTGAGGATTGCTCTTTCGGTGAGGAGTGCTCCTTCGAAGGGAAAGGCGAATATATCGGCGATTATCCTTTCCTGGCTTTTGTCGGGTTCGGCTCTCGGATTGGCAGCAAGGTTTACTTTTTCAACCTGCAAGACGGCATTTATGTCCGTTGCGGCTGCTGGCTGTCGAATATAGCGGGGTTCCGGGAGAGAGTGAAAGAGAAGAATGCCGATGCGATGTACCTGGATTTATGCGATCTGGTTGAGAGGAAGTTTAACAGGAAAAATTCGAAATAACTATGCGGGCGAACGAATATCAGACACGCGCGATGAGTACGCGGCTGCCGAGTTGCGAGAATGCGACCTATATGCTTTTCGGCCTGATGGCCGAGGTGGGCGAAATCGCCGACAAGATCGCCAAATGGCGCCGAAAGGGAGTGTGCCGGCTGGATATGGATCATTTGGTCTTCAATACGGGTGATCTGCAAGAGGTGGAGGGTTACAAATCCGAGCTGATGAAAGAGGTCGGGGATTGTGCGTGGTTTATCGCGGGCATTGCCGATTGCTTCGGCTTCACGCTCGAAGAGGTCATGCAGCAGAACCTCGACAAACTCGCCAGCCGCCGCGAGCGCGGCGTGATCGACTCAAACGGGGATAACCGATGATCTCTTATGACCCACGCCTCTCTTTTCAGCGGGATCGGCGGGTTCGACCTCGCCGCCGAGTGGGCTGGCTGGACGAACGCTTTCAACTGCGAGATCGATCCTTTTTGCCGAACCATACTCAAATACCACTTTCCCAATGCAAAGCAATACGAAGACATACGAACAGCAGATTTTACCATTTGGAAAGACCGTATCGACGTGCTTACCGGTGGATTCCCGTGCCAGCCGTTCTCGCTCGCAGGAAAGTGGCGAGGCACAGAAGACGATCGCTACCTGTGGCCCGCGATGCTCGACGTTATTCGGACTGTTCGACCCCGCTGGGTCGTGGGCGAGAACGTTTACGGAATCGTTAATTGGTCGGAAGGGTTGGTCTTCGAACAGGTGTGCGCTGACCTGGAGGCGGCAGGATACGAGGTGCAGCCGTACATTATTCCGGCTTGCGGTGTCGGCGCTCCCCACCGTCGGGACAGATGTTGGTTTGTTGCCCACCGTACAGACGCAGGGGCTGAAGCGATGCGTGAACGGGAAGATGGTTTTTATGCCGTTGAGCCTGTTGCCCACCCCGACGGCGATAGACGCAGGAAGCGGCCGAATGAACAAAAGCCTCTCCCCGAATGCGTCGGAACGTCCGACGCTGGCAATGGCGTCGAAAATGGGATTGTTGCCTACTCCGACCGCCAACGATGCGAAGAATGTAACGCTTCCTGCCAGTCAGGGCATACGCAACGGACTACCCAAAACAGCGATGCAAAGCGACGAATACCGGACTGGAACGGGTTCCCGACTCAACCCCCTGTATGTGGCGGAGATGATGGGTTTCCCGGGGAATTGGCTGGTATCGCCTTTCCTCGGTGGCGCCGGGAAGCCGTCAAAGCCTGCGGAAACGCCATAGTCCCGCAGGTGGCATTGCGGATTTTTGAAACGATAAACGAATACGAAGTGGTGAAACAGCAGGATTCTCGCAAAATATCGAAATAATTATGAAACCAATTGAAGAGAGGGCAAATGCTGCATGGTCTGACTATGAATACAGAGAGGGAGAATTGTACTCAACATGCTTTATGGATGGCTTTTCCGCCGGCGCACAATCCGAGCGCGATGAATTGACCCGCTGGCGTGACCCGAAGGTGGAGCTGCCAAATGATAATCGAGATGTTTTAGTTAAAACAACATTATGCCGTGAATACTGCATTGCCTTTTACAAAGCAAATGGGGGCCGGAATCATCATTGGCACGAGAACAATGGATCTTTAGATGACGATATGGTCATCGGCTGGCGGCCGATTCTCGAAAACGAGTAAGATGCTTTGTGCATTTTAACTAACCAAGTAACTAACCAAGTAACTAACCAAGAATATCTATGAAAACACGCCTACTGAAACGACTGCGACGGGAAGCACGCAAAGAGTTTCCGGATGATATGATTTTAATGCTTGCCGAGTGTAAGGGCTATTTCGGAGCATTAAAATTTGTCAATGAAGCGATGAGAAGTCACATCCTCCTCCGCGTTGCGGAGTTAAAAGGAAAGAGAAGATAATGCAATTATAAATTGTATGGATATTACGAAAATGACAGCAGCACAACGCGCCGAACTGAAGGCGCAGCTTGAGGCCGAGGAGCGTGCCGAGAAACAGAAACGCGAAGAGAGTATTGCCGCATACAAGTCGTCGGTGGATGAGTTCTGCCGCAACAAGTTTAGCCGGTTGCAGGCGTTGAGCGAGGAGATGCGCCGGCTGAAAGAGGAGGTTTTCGGCGATGCCGAAACGCTGATCGCGCTCAAGGATGAGTTGTTCCGAACCAAATCGGACCGACACAGCAATCAATTCACGACCTCCGATGGCAAGATCACGGTGGCGCTCGGTTATCGCACCAACGACGGCTGGGACGATACGGTGAATGTCGGGGTCGATAAGGTCAAAACGTTCATCAAATCGCTGGCCAAAGACGAGGATTCGGCGGCTTTGACCGAGATGGTCATGAATCTGCTGGCGAAGGATCGCAAGGGAAATCTGAAGGCCAGCCGCGTACTGCAACTGCGCGAAATCGCCCGCAAATCAGGCTACCCGCAACTAATTGAGGCCACCGACATCATCCAGAACGCCTACCGGCCCGTCGATACCTGTCAGTTCATTTCCGTCTCCTACAAGGACGACAAGGGCGTGAAACAGACATTGCCGCTCTCGTTGGCGGCCATGGAGTAGTCCCGAACGGTTGTCTGCGGCGGTTCGATTCCGCCGCCGGGAACATTGCCGAAAAGTAACAAATTTTGTAGCTTTGTATGTATTTAACTAAAAATATAATTTTATGGATCTTTATTTCGTAATTCTTGGAATTCTGTTTTTTATTTTTGGACTCCTCCAAATTATTCTGTTTTTCAAATTATGGGCTATGACCAACAATGTAAAGAAGATTGCACAAGGCAATGATTCTCCACATGTTGATTGGCAACTTCGGGCTTGTGTTTTAACTGGAGATATGGATCGCGCCGAGAAATTGATAATTGAAGATTTTGTCGAAAAGGTGCGATTACATGTCGTCCAACACGGTCCATCCGAATCCATAGGACCGATCAAAAATGCGTGCCGAGCCAGATTCAAGGCGATCGGAAAACAGATGCCTGAAGCCATTGAAAAACTCCAGAATGGAGCAAATATCATTCAGTTGATACCATAATTATCCCGTTTTTATATGCGATAATTCTTATTCCTGTCAAGAGATTCGATGTAAATATGTATAGAGTGCGTTTTATTTTGCAAAGGCCCGGCTATCGCAAATGCTATCTCGAAGGCCTTTATCGACCAAGAGGTAACCTCTCGGTCAATGCGATGCGCAAAGCCTGTCAGGAGGAACTCCGACAATATTTGGAGGCACAAGATCCGGAATATCGTAAATTCGACATAAAACTCACATATTTCAACCGTCTTCGCATTGATTTTCTACTGAATGTGGGGATTGTTTGATAACATAAAAACGCTGCCAAGAATCGAAAATCGGCAGCGTTTTTGTTTCCTCCAGTGCAAAATTTCGTATCTTTGCAATATGGGTAACACGTCAGACAATCAACTCATTCTTTTCCACTGCCCGACCATTGAGAAAGCCGGGAACCGGCGGCGTACACGTTCTCTGCCCCGTTCGGGAGATGGAAACATCACGTCGCGTGCAGACCGAATCGCCAAGCGCAACCGCCTCCTGACGGCCCGTTATTACTACTGGACAGAGTTGGAGCGGCGACGTTTCGACGATGTGCTGAAGATCCTTGCCGACAATGAATTTTTCGTCGAGGACCGTACGATCAGCAACGCCCTGGTCGCCGAGGACGAGTTCTACAACAAGCTGATCCGTCAACGTACGACCAAACGCCAGTTGCGTCGGATGTTTCCCGGGTTCGACTGGGGTTAATCCATAAACTCCGATTCGTAGATCATCCGGAATATTTTCAATCCGTTCGACCTATTCTCCGTTAAGACCGACACCCGGGATGTCGGATTGATCTTGCGTCCGAAAGACCACCATTGAAGCGCCTTGTGTATATTATGCAGGGTGTCGTACTGTTGAAGCGCTTTTTCACGACTCTCTTGCGGTGCGGATGCGTTTGCCGTACCCCAGACGTTGAATGCCACTTGCAGTTGAAATCTCACACGCACGCGTTGTTTTCCGGCCATGTGGGTCGTGCATTGCGGGTAGCTCATCTCGACCAGGCAGCAGGGGAAGGCCACCGGAGGCCGTTCCGAAACATTGAGTTGTCCCTGATCCGAATCGATCCATCGCAATTCGGGGACTTTGTTTTTCAGCTGATCGCACAGGGCGATGAAGAGTTCTTTTTCCATAATCAGTTGTTTAATACGGATTCCACATAAGTCTCGATTCTTTTTTGCAGCTCGGTTTCGAGTTCCCGGGCGTCGCCGATAAACTGTCGCCGGGGAATGTTCACCCTTCGGGTGTGCTGCCGAACGCTCTGATCACCCCGGCGCGTGTGCCGGATATGGGCCGGAACCGCAACCGCACCTTTGAATCCTTCGTTGTGTACCCGGGCATAGTCCACTTTCTCGTTTCCGGCCGCGATGACGATCCGCCCGGGCGTGACCACGACAGGCCGGATGCTGTTGAGCAAAGCTCCGGACTGCACGAGCAGTGACCCCGATTGTTTGGGGACCCGGGGTGGTGCCCACGGATTCCCGTCAAAGGCCTTGTGCCGGAACGTGTCCTGGAAATATCCGACGGATGTTTCAGCGACGATTTCAGCCGTTCCCTGCAGGATCTCCTCCATACGCTTCTCGAGGAGTTTGTCGATTTCTATTTTCATAAAAATTTTGTATATTTGTTCCGAAGCGTACAATTCCGGGGGTGAATCGAATTCTGCTATCCCTCGCGGGTGATGGGGGCATGGGACCAAAGTCTGGGCTTGATACAGCGGATGAGTACGTTAACCCGAAGCAGCGGTATGACACTGGCTATCCAAGGCGTTGCGGATACCTGCAGGACGTGTTCCCAAGGTAAACAACAGTACGTCCGGACGCAAAGACATGCCGCTACGACTTTTTTATAAGCAAGCCCCGTCGGTATCTCCATCGCGGGTCAATGTGGCGGCTGCTTCGCGTTTTCTGTTTCAAATTCGGAGTCTGAACGATCTCGAACCAGGTCGTTATCCTATATTCGAGATTTTCATCCACTTCACAGATCACGTCGATCACCTTTCCGTCATAGAATTTTATGAAATTCATGTTCCTGAACGGTCTGTGATAATCGTTCAACCAAACCTCGTCGGGATTCTTCAGCACCTCTTCGACACATGCCAGTAACGGCACCCGCACTTTCTCATAGTTCCCGGTCGTATGAGTTCGGAACACCTTCTCGTCCATAACGACTTCGCGGCCTTTGTAGTCGTGTAGCGTCTTGTGAGCCTCGTACCATTCTGCGGCCGAACCGCTGTATTCGGGCATCGGTTCCGTCGCTGCCGCCAGGCGTTTGGCAAACGAGTCGAGTCCCCAGTCGTTGTAGTAGAGTCGGCCAAGTAGCTTCGAAGCCTTGTTCTGGAAGCGGCGGATGTAGAACTGGTTCTGCGTGAACACCTCGCCGGTGAGGGCACGGTTTACGCCCCAACCCTGTGCTGCGGCTTTTTTCCACGTCGCCGTTCCGAAGAACTCGTCCACGCGCTGTTGCGAGGCTTCGACCGTCTCTTTCTTGACCTCATGGGCCATCCGCGGCACGACCCGGCAGCGACATCGCCAGTCGTTCGGCGGGAAGATCTTCTTCCATCTGGCATCGTTGTAGGGAAGGACGATCCCTTCGAGCTGGCGATGAGACGGACGCACACGATCGTCTCCGACCGTCCGGTACTCCCAGTAGGGGAACAACTTTGTCTTGCCCATCAGCCGCCGGTAGGTGCTGGCGGCTTCGGCCGTAAGTAGTGCCGTGTCGTACTCGGTACGTTGCCAGTCGCGGTTGAATGCCGTACAAATCTTGCGGGCCTCACGTTCGAAGTCGGCGAAATTACTACTTTCACGGAAGAGGCGGTTGAGTTCCTGCAATTCGGCCAGGGTTTTGGCTGCCGAGAACTGGAACAGGTTAATCTCCATCGCTGTCTGTAAAGCGTCGTCACGTACTCCGTACACAACCCCGATATCAGCATTCCCGATGCTGTCAGCTTCCGGTTGAACGGCCTTCAAAAGGTCTTCGGAAAGGAATCGAAATAGCTCCGTGTCGAACGCGGGCTGCGAGGCGGCCACACGTCCCATCAGCCTCTCTTCGAGCGTATCACTGTCCTGCATCCGCATGAGGGCAGTGCCATCGAACGCCCCGCCCTGCGGGGCTTTGATGAAAAAATCCCATAAGCGGCGCCAAATGTTCCGGTTGTCGGCATTCCGCACCTTCTCCTCGACATCCGTATCCGTTTCAAGGTGCGAGCCTAATACCATATTCGACTTTTCTCCGGCGATCACCTCTCCTTTGTCCGGCATGGGGATCGAATACTTGTCGTGAATGAATGCTGCGGGGATATCGATGATCGTCGAGAGCTTCACGATTTCGTCCACGGAGAGCGGGTCGGCTGCCTTCGGATAGACGAAGCGGCCGCCTTTCACGGGTAAGCCGCAAGTCTCCAGAACAGGCAGCAGCCGTTCATTGAGCGTACGTTGTACAAAACGCAGGTCGCTCGTGTGTTTCGAATCCTCGACCTGCAGATGCACTTCTCCGAGCGAGCGGGCTCCGCGCTCGCCCTGAATGGTGGTCAGCGTCTGTCCGAGGATCGTGATAAGCATCTCTTCATTCGTCGCCTGACGGAACTCATTGAATGACGAGCCAGACCCCCTATTTACCTCTTTGGTTTCAATGTCTGCCTCCTTGGGGATGACGAGATAAGGTGCGGATCCGGCCTCTTCCAAGGCTTGCTTAAGCAGTTCCCGGCTCTGTGGGTCGAACGTGTTGTATTTTCCGATACGCTGAGGCATTCCGAACAGCTCGATCCATTGAGCATAGTCGCCAAATCCACCGCGTTTCCAGATAGCATAGGGTGCAGCTTTGAGCAGCAGCCCGTAGTCCCCGGGACGACCGACGACCAGAAGGTTCGGATCCTGGTCGTACGGTACCGATCGATCTCCTGTGTCGTTCAGCAGAATCTGACAGTTGTCCAGGTCGATATACTTGGGTTTGATAGGTTCGACGTGGAATCCGCTGTTGAAAAAGAGCTCCACGCCCGCCCTGCCGTAGAACAGCCGGTGCATGATTTCGCGGATGAGCGTTTCCCAGGCTGTCGTGTCGATCATCGCTGCGATGGCGGGTTCTTCCTGTCCCCGGGCATTCATGAAGACGACTTCAGCATTCAGCACGGCCTCGATACGTTTGTTGATCGCATCGGCGAGAACTCCGTCGATCATGATGTCTTCGAACAGGTCGTAGAGATATTTCGGCCGTCCGTTGTCGGCCGAGCGCAAAGCTGACCGCCAATCTCCGATGTCGTACACGCGACGCTGCGGAGCCTGGACAACGATCTGCTGCACCACTATCGGCTTTGAGGCTTTCGTGCCGGAACTCTTTCGGGAAGATGTCTTATAACCTATTTGTGCCATAATCAAAAATGTTGTGATCGTTTTGGGTTCGACCCGAAAATGTACTCTCCGGCAGCGGGGTCGGGCTTTCCGTCGCCGTCGGCATCCTCCATTACGGGTAGGTTGGGTTTGATCTCCGAGCGCTGGACGGACTTCAGCCAGGCGACGGCCCGTTCGTATCGATCCTGCCGGAGCTGGAGATCCGTTCCTGCATTGCACAGGTTGATGAAGTGCCATACGGCGATGTCCTTGACGAAAATTAACAGCAGTGCGTTACGTTCGTCACCCTCGGTGCCGAAGATCTTCTTACGGTCATAAGCCCCGAGATACCCCGAGGCCTCCTCAATGGCGGCATCGATAGCCGCGGCCACGATTGCATCGTCCTCTCGGGCGATGGTTTCGATATTCTCTTTATAGAGATGCGTCTGCAACTCTTCAGGTGTCAGAAAAGCCATATTAGAAACGTTTTGATGCGCGTACTCGTTGACCGATGGTATAGGATCCCTCGTTGAGCGTGGAGATCTTCTGGTTGATGATCCATACGCCTCCTTCGATGCAGTCAGGGCCGTCGGCCGGAGATTTCATTTGTCGGTTGAGCAGCAGGAACTGCTCTTCGAGGCGTTTCATGTGCGGATTCTCTCGTTCGTCGATATTCAGTACCAGGCGCCCTTGGCGGATCAACGGTTCGAGGTTTCCCTCGATGCGTTCGAATTTCGGCGGTTTACAGCGACAGTCGGGTGTGATGCCGATGAATCCCCGTTCGCGGGCGCGGGCGGCGAACATTGGGAGGAACACCTGCTCATAGAAAGGATCCTGCAGGCTGTTGTTCTCGATGAAGTAATAAACCTGCACACGTTCGCTCGCATAATCGCGCAGGTTGTAGAACCAGTCCACGAACTCGTCGTTGGTGACATGGTCGAGAAATCCCGTATAGACGTAGAATGTCCCGTCGCAGTAACCGAGCAGAAAATCCGCTTTGAAACTCGATGCCTTGTTGCGGGCGTTTGACGGAGAAGGATCGGCGTAGGCCACTGCGAACTGGAGCCGTTGCATCGGCGGACATTTTCCCCAGATCACCTCCTTGATGACCTCGCCTTCGGAAAGCGGATTGTTCATATACTCCTGCTGGAAGGCTTTGGTGGAAATGGTCTGCTCGATGCGGCGGATACGCTCCTCGGTGTTCTTCTCGGGCCAGGTCGAGCGGCCTTCGGCATCGCGGATGTTCACAATATCCCAATGGTCGGCCTTGGCCCCGGCCCGCGTCACACAGCAATCCCGGGCAATGACGTTCCCGCAGAACACGACCAGCAGGTCGCCGCTCACGGATCGGGTTGGAATCAGGGCTTCCTCGAACCACTGCCACTTCTTTTTTACAATGTCGGGATTGCGGCAGTCGGCATCCGTGTCGAAGTCGTCCGGGAGAATCGTATCCGGGCGGAAGGCATCCTTGCGGGTGCCTCGCGGCGATTCCATTGCACCGAGCGCCCGGAATGCCGCGCCCGAGGTCAGCGAGAACTCGTCGGCGGTCCAGTTGCCGGCCTCCCTCAGGTCCCCGTAGTAAGCCTTTAACAGTGAATTTTGTTCGAAGGACTTCTTGTAAGGATCCAGAAGCCGCGTGGCATTCTCATGGCTGTTGGAAACGAGCAGCACGTTGCGCTTGCGTTTCGTCAGTACAAGATACATGATGCACATGAAGACGATGGTCGATTTGGCCAGCTCGCGTGACCACGAGAGCACTTCATACCATTCCGGATTGGAGGTGATCCGCCGGATCGCCTTCTTCTGGAAGGAAGTGAAGGGATGCCGGGTGTATTCGGCGAAGAAGAAAAGCATCCACGAAACGGGATCCTTTTCGAGCTTCTCGAGTCGCCTCATCCGTTCCACAGGTGAGAGTTTGTCCACCGCCTTGTCGCGCTTCAGGGCACGGTGGTATTCACGCCATTCGTTCCAGGCGCGCATGTCATCTACTTTACCCATTTCAGCCGTTCCTGTATGTATGAATCGAAATAGTCCGAGAGCATCTTGGCCTTCTCCAGGTCAATAGCTCGGACATAGTCGAGAATATCTCTTGACACATTGACAATGTCCCGCACGGAGGCCTCCTGTTCGAGCGCCTCGAGGTCGGCGGTGAGTTTGCGCCGGATATCTGCCTCCTTGACCGTCGGATAGCGCGCACCCTGCTCACGCGCCGCGATGCTTTCGTCGAGTTCGTTAAGCTGCATGAGTGTCGATTTGATCCGTGCCTCACGGGTTTGGAGGAAATTCAACTTGAGACCCTCCCACTCTTTGGCCCATCGTACGATAGTAATCCTCGAGACACCGATCTTCACGGCAATCTCGGCTTGGGTGAGATCCGTAGTGAGGAAAAGTAGTTTCGCCCACTCCTTCTTCTGCTTGTTATCCAACTCTTGTGTCATGAAAAATCTCTGTTTTACACCCCAAAGGTAAGCTCTTCACCCGAACGGAGCGAATCGTGGATAAATGGTCTGCATGTAAAGTGCAATTAAAGCGTAATAAATTGTAAAACAATACAATATAATTTGCAAGACGGGTGTTTTCAATCCAATTTTGCCGAAAAATGATGGCTTTTATGAAACGATTTACATTCGTGTTGCACGACGAGACGGTCAATACCTACGGGTTCCGTATGCTCACCAGCGGCGCTAATCTCGAGGAGTTCCGTAAGAACCCCGTGATCCTGCTCAACCATAAGGACTGGGAGCTTCCGATCGGTCGTTGGGAGAACATCCGTATTGAAGGTACGCAGATCCTTGCCGATGCCCTCTTCGACGAGAAGGATGACGAGGCGGTGAAGATTGCCGACAAGGTCGAAGGCGGATTCCTGCGCATGGCTTCTATGGGAGCCTGGCCTCCCGAAGAGGTGAGTGACGCCGCAGAGTTGAAACTTCCCGGGCAGACGCTTCCGACCGTGACGCGCTGGACAGCCCGTGAAGCGTCCATTGTCACGATCGGGGCCAATCATAATGCCCTGGTGCTTTTCGACCGTCAAACGGGAAAACCTCTCGATCTCACGGATGCTTCGACTGTCATCCGGCTTATGGACAGGCTCAATCACTCAAAAATCGATTCGAATATGAACAAGACTTTGAAGGAAGTCCTCAAGTTGCAGGACTCAGCACAGGATGCCGAGGTTATCGGCGCTGTGAACCGGCTGATCGAAAACAACGACCGGCTAACACGTGAAAATCAGGAACTCAGAGATGCTGCAGCGCGTGCGGAGTCCGAGCACAAGGAGATCCGGAAGTCCGAGGCGATTCGCCTCGTGGATGCAGCCATTGCCGACGGAAGGATCAATACCGCAGGCAAGGAGGCTTATCTGAAACTCTTTGATACGGATTTCGAGAGTGCCAAAGCCACCCTCGAAGCCATTCCGCACCGCAAATCCGTCACAGCGCTTATCCGTGAGGGTGAACGACGGCAGTCGGTCGAACTCTCCGACCTTGTAAACAAGTCGTGGGAAGAACTCGATAAGGCAGGGCGCCTTGTTGAACTCAGGGACAAGGCGCCGGAACTCTTCCGTGAGAAGTTCAAAGCGGCCTTCGGTACCGAACCTAACATGTAGAACTCATCAAAAACAAAAAACATTATGGCTATTCAAAAAGAAATCTGGGAGAAATCGATCGTCGAAGGTCTGTTCGCTCCCAACAGCTTCCTTTCGAAAGCGTTCAACGCCGACGAGTATGTCGAAGCGGGAAAGATCGTGCATATCCCGCAGGCAGGTGCCGCTTCGAAAGTCGAGAAGAACCGAACGTCATTACCCGCAACGGTAAAGCAGCGTACCGACACGGACAAAACTTTCGAGCTGGCTGCTTTCACGACGGATCCCGTTTTGATCCCCGATGCCGACAAGGTCGAGCTGTCGTACAACAAACGCGAGTCCGTATTACGGCAGGACAAGCTCGCCCTGCATGAGGCTGTGGCCAAGGATTTTCTGTTCGCCTGGAGTCCTGCCTCGGATCGTGTGATCGAAACCACGGGGGCACCGGTGGATGCTTACACACCTTCGGCGACAGGCAGGCGAAAAGGGCTTTGCAGGGCGGATATTCTGACGCTGATGACGAAATTCAACAGCGAGAACATTCCCCAGGAGGGCCGCTACCTGCTGCTCGATGCGCAGATGTACGCACAGCTGTTGAGCGATCTCACTGCCAATGAGAACTCCGCATTCCTCGCCTCGGCGGATGCCCAGAACGGCATCATCGGAAAACTCTTCTCGTTCAACGTCATGATGCGTTCACAAGCTACGCTCTACACTGCGGATAAAGCTCCGAAGCGGTGGGGCGAAAGCGGTGCCGCCACGGACCTGGCCGCAGCCCTTGCCTGGCACGATCAGTCCGTATGCCGCGCCTTGGGCGAAGTCAAGGCTTTTGAGCAGGAGAAAGCGCCCGACTATTATGGGGATGTCTACTCTTTCCTCGTACGTGCCGGAGGCAGCATCATGCGCGGCGATAATGCAGGTGTAATGGCCCTGGTCGGCACCGCAACCGAGTAAGCCATGAAACCGGCGGATTTCAAGCGCACCTATTATCCGACAATCGAGCGGGTCTGCGCCGAAACAGGGTTGAATCCTCTGTTTGTTGCGGCGCAGGCCGCCCTCGAAAGCGGATGGGGCGATCATGCTATCGGAAATAATCTCTTCGGCATCACGGCCGGAGATAAGTGGACCGGAAAGCGGCGAACCGAACGGACCTTCGAATACTTTTCGGATGACCGGCAGAGCGGACGATTCGAGAAGGTTTATTCGATCACCCGGACCTCCGACGGACGCTACCGTTACGAGGTCGATCGCAAGTTTCGCGACTACGACACACCGGAGGAGGGCATCCGCGACCATGCGAAGGTCCTTTCCGCCAAACGCTACGCAGCAGCCTGGGCGTATCGTAACGACATAACACGCTTCGCTTATGAGATTGCCAAGGCCGGGTACTGTACGGCAGAACCCGCAGCCTACGCGGATTTGATCTCGAAGATTGCACGCATGATCGAACGGGCGTAAACTAACTTTCAAAAACCGATTGAACGATGGACAGCATTTGGATGCAGATACTCGCTTTCGCACTTCCCGGGGGATTCCTCGGCAGCGTTTTCACCTGGATCTTCTCGCGCCGCAAACAGAACAACGACTTTCTCAAAGAGTTGCAGAGTTCGATCAACCTGCTTTCGGGCGAAAACAAGAAGATTCTCGAGGAAAACATCCAACTGCGGCGGGAAAACATCGACCTCAAGGCCAACCAGGAAGAGATGCTCGTACGCATCGACCGGCTGACCAAAGAGGTGGAGCGCCTCCGCAAGACCATCGGAAAACGAAATTCGTATGAAGACAAGACTCTTTTTGCTGCTCTCCATCCTGCTGCTGGCAAGTTGCACTGCGACGAAGAAGCTCCTCTCGACAGGGACGCAGAACAGGACGGATACCGTGTCGCACATGCAGCGCGGCGCACAAAACGCCGTAGAGCAAACCGCACGAGCGGCAATGAACTCTCGATCGGAGGAGACCTCTGTGCTGCGGGCGCTGCGGACGGAGGCGATTCCGCTTCGGACAGCAGCGGTGACGGTGACGGAGGAGAGCCTCCGTAATCTGCCGGAGGGGGCGGCCTATGTTGCCCGTGACGGTCGGCTGACGCTCGAAGCCCGGCGTGACGGGGATACCATCCGCATTTCAGCACGCAGCGATTCGCTTGCCCGACGAGTCGAATATTACAAAGCGACCTCGGCCCGGCAGGACCGATATGCAGATTCTCTGAAGGAGAGTCTGGCAGAAACCCGGGAAGCATACGACCGACTCCTCGAAGTCTCCAGGCATCAATCTTCGGAAACAGCAATACAACAAACGCGGTCCCCGGCCTATCGGGGAAGGTGGATGCTTTTCGGAATCGTTATCGGATGTCTCGGCGGCTGGTGGGCTCATAAAACAAACTTATTTGCAAAACTTTTCAAAACAATTTAATTATGTCTAAACGATCTGTAATTCAAACTAACGACGGCTATCTGATGCTGCTCGACGCTGTCTATTTCAACGGCAGACGCATGGGGAACATTTCGGAAGAGGGCCTTGACTGGGGCGGTGAAGACGCCCAGACCGTCGAACTCTGGGCCGCACAGATTCGGACCAGTCCCGTGCTGGATATCGAAACGCGAGCCGCGACGAATGAGATTACCGGAAAGATGATCGAAATGGTTCCCCAGAACTGCGTCGATCTGATGGGCGGCAAAGTCGCGGGTGAGGAGTGGCAAATGCCCGCCAGCTCGATGCGTGTCGAAGGAGATATGCGCATTCTGACCGGTACGGGTAAGACCGTCAAACTCAAGCGCGTTTCGTTGCGTGCCTCGAAGATTCGCGGCGGCTTGGGCGGCGAAAACGTCCTCGGCATCGAATTCGGACTGAAGGTCCTGGCCCCGCTGGACGGCTCTTCGCCCGGTTCGATTCTGCCGACGGAGCCCTTCATCGAGGCCGACCCGACGTCGCTGACCTTCGAACAGGCAGGCGGCAGCCTCCCGGTCGATATCGAAGCATCGGGTCCGTTCTCGGTAGGTGCTGTGCCCGAAGGCTTCTCGGTGGAAGTCATAAACGGACGCGTCACGGTGATCGCCGAAGCCAATTCCACGGAATCGCCCCGCTCCGGACAACTGGAATTCATCCTGGAGTCCGATCCTGAAACAAAAGCTACCGTATCGCTTTCGCAGCCCAATGCCTAAGCCATGAAACGCAATGTAGAACTGGAGGCAGCGGAAGCTCTGCTCGATGTGGGGATTCTGCTGCCTCTTCTCCGATTCCGCCTGCCCGGAGGCCGGGAGCGGGTGCTGCGCGTAACGATGCGGCGCCCCTGCCTGGGAGGGCAGATGCGCATCGTACGCCACTACCTGAAGCTGGGAATCACGGCCCGGGAATGGGATGCTTTCTCCGAAGACGAGGAGCGTGCCTTTTTCGACCGGCATGCCAAACGCCTTTCGCTGATCCTTGCGCTGACGATATGTCGCGGCTATCTGTCCGGACTCCTGCTGGCCCCCGTGGTGGCCTGGTTGATCCGGTGGAAGGTACCCTCCGAGTACCGGATCGAAGCCCAGCGCTGGTTCCGCAGAATGCGGGGCACGCGGGATTTTACGAGTATTATCGAATCGGCCGAGAGTATCGATCCCTTCCGGTACGAAGCGAGCCGCCCCAAAAGAGCAGGAAAGGGGAGTTAAGAACCGTTTACGAGAGTTCCCATAGCCCCTTCGGAATCGTTTGGCAAATTGCCTCCGCAACAGGATGGTCGGTGCATTACATTCTGTGGAAGGTCAATTTCCAGACACTGGCCATGATGCTGGCCGATGCCCCGCATTATCGAAGCGTCCCGGCCGAATGTACGGAAGCCGGGAGTGCAACGGGAAAAACCGATACCGCACAACTCTTTCAATCGAAACTCAACTTGCAATGAAACCCGTCGAGATAGAATTCCTCGTAAAGAACAATACCCGCCAGGGACTCTCCGGAGTTTCCGGCGGGATTGATGCCGTGGACAAGGATGCCGCGCAGGCGCGAGGCCGTATTCAGGCTTTGAAGGATGAAATTGTGCGACTTCAGAAAGTCATAGCCCAGACGCCGGAAATGGATCAGACGGAAAACATCCGCCAGATAGAAGCATTGCAGCGGCAGCTCCAGGCTTTGCAAGCCGCGACCAAACGCACCGATCTGGTTCCCGCAAGCGCTCCGGCAGCCGTAAGGAGCTATAATAGCCTACATATGGCTATTCAGCAAATAATTCGTGAATCACCGTCGCTGGCAATGGGATTACAGTTGTATTTTCTGGCAGTTTCGAATAATTATCCTATTCTTTGGGATGCAATAGCTCGTACCAGGGCCGAAAATCAGTTATTGGCTGCCAGTGGTGAAAAAACAATTCCTGTATGGCGACAAATACTTTCCTCCGTAGGCTCTTTTCAGACTTTATTGACTGTGGGTATTACTTTGGCAGTTGCGTACGGCAAGGAGATCGGAAACTGGGTGACGAATCTGTTTCGGGGAAAGAAGGCGCTCGACACCGCTCGCATGGCGACTGAACGTTTTCAGAATACGATGCTTGAAGGGGCCCGGAACGCTCAGCAGGAGGTCGTAAAATTGAATCTTCTCTACCGGGCCGCGACGGATAACGCCCGCGCCACAGACGATCGCCGGGAAGCCGTGCGCAAACTCAAAGAGGAGTTTTCGGGTTATTTCAAGAATCTTTCCGACGAGCAAATCATGCTCGGACAAGCGAATGACACTTACAAGGAGCTGATCAAAAACATTTACAAATACGCCAAAGCACAGGCGGCTTTCAAGAGCCTGGTGGATATCGAACAGCAAGAGCTGTTCTTCAATAACATACCGGATATCGAACAATTCCTAAAGGCTAATGACAAATACCTCGAGGCCCAAAAGGATGTTGCTGAAAAACGGAAAACCTACTATGCGAAATCATGGCGTCAACCAGGCTATGATCCCCAAACACGCAAAGATCTCTTACAGGCGAAAGACATTCTGTCAGATGCAGAAGAAAGTGTTTCTTACTGGCAGGAAAGGATTTTTGAAGAGATCAGGAAGAACAAAGGAGGAGAAGAGATTATCGATGAGATAGAGGAGAAATTCGATGGCAACCTCGGGGCATTTCTGCAATTCCTCGCAGAGCAGCGGACGAAATTGGCTGCCGTGGCGGAGCAGGCCCAGTTGCTGGAAAACCCGTCCGGCACGACGACCGATCCCGAACCGACTTCCATCGACCAACTCACAGAACAGTATAAGGCGGCCGTACGTCGCCAACAGCAGAGCCTCGACGACCAGCGGGTCGAGTTGATTGAAAACGAATTCGACCGGGAACGGGAAGCGATCCGCCTCAATTACGAGAAAAACCGTCAGGAATATGAGCGGCAGGAACAACAGACGCTCGCGCTGATTCGCAAACTCCGGGAGTCGGGGGCCGATATCGATTCGAATGCGGAGAAAACCTTTATGGCCGGCACGGCCGCTGCAATAGCCCAAGCTGCGGAAATTCGGGACAGAGAGCTTGCGGATGTCGATAAGAAAGAGGAGGCTTCATACGCCAAGTTGCTGGAGAAGTACGAAACCTACCAGCAGGGGCGTCTGCGAATCGCCCGGAAATACGATCAGGATATTGCCGCTCTTGCCTCAAATCCGGAGGCCCAGCAACTCGCTCGGGAAGCCAAACAAAAAGCGCTCGACGACTTCACGGAACAATTTGCAAGCCAGTTCCCGGAATTCGAAGCCTGGGCCGACCGGGTCGTCGCTGCCTCGGTCAAAAAGCTGGAAAGCCTGGTGATCGAAGCTCAGGAAGAGCTGGAGAACCTGCAAAGCGAGACGCCGGATGATGGTAATGCCATCGCCGTTGCGCGGGCCAAACTCCGCAAGGCCGAACAGCAACTGGCGAAAAAACAGAACCAAACGGAACAGGAAACTACCGATACGACTTCCTGGACGGAGCTTCACCGCGTATTGACCGACGTTATCGGCACTTTCAATGAGGTCGGCGATGCCGTCGGGGGAGCCGGAGGAACCATCATCGCCACCGCAGGAGATATCGCCGGCTCTACCCTGCAAATCATCAATGCCGTTCAGGCATACCGGAAAGCTCAAGCCGCATCGAACACGCTCGGCATGGCCTCCGGAATTCTCGGAGGCATATCTGCCGGTATCGGTGCGCTGACCACTATTGTCAATTTGTTCAAGGGCGGTGAAACTTCGATGGAGCGCAACCTTCGTCTGGCCCGGGAGTTCAACGAAGAACTTCGGATCATGAAAGAGCGCAGCCGTATCGATTCCGATGAATTCGACAATATCTTCGGGGATCGGGTGTACGACCGTTACAAACAAAATATCGATGTGGTGCGCACCTCGCTCGAAGAGCTGGAGAAAGTCCGGGAGAGAATCCTCTCGCGCGGGGAAGAAAAATATCAGTTGCCGGGGGAGTGGCGAGGCGGAGCCGGCACGGGACTTTCGGGGCTGTTCAGGTATGAAAAAACTTGGGAGAACATTGCCGATTCGATCGCCAACATGCAGGTTCAGACACGTCACTCGACCTGGTTCCGCTCGGCAAAATATCAGTCCCTCGGTTCGCTGCTTCCCGAATTATTCACGGATGGCGAAGTCGATATGGACGCGCTCCGGCAATTCGTCGAAGAGGGCGGAGAAACTTTCCAGCACCTGGCACGGGAGAATCAGGAGATGCTCCGCGAAATGGTGGACGACTGGGAAACCTACGAAGAGGCATTGACTGCGGTCCGGGATTATTTGCAGGATATTTTCGGCGATCTGGGCCGTACGCTTACCGATGCTTTGGTGGATGCTTTCGAAAACGGCACCGATGCGGCGGATACTTTTGCCGACAGCGTCGGGCAGGCCCTGCGCTCGCTGGCCAAGGATATGATCTATTCGAGTACGCTCGGTAAGGTATTCGAAGATGCCCAAAAACGCATCGAAGAGGTCATGCAGAGCGACCTTTCCGACGAAGAGCGGTTCGCTCAATGGAGCGAAACGATGAAATCGCTGGTTTCGGATGCCATGGAGCAACAGGACGATTTCAATCGTCTGTGGGAAGAGTTCCGCCGCATTGCAGAAGAGAACGGACTTTCAATCGACGAGGAAGCCGGCACTTCGCAGCAGAGCGGTAAGGCAGGAGCCATTCAGACCGTAACGCAGGATTCGTTCTCCCGCGTCGAAGGACTGGTCACATCGGTACAGATCCATTCCGCGAAGATCGACGAAAACATCGAAGGTATTGTCCCGGTTCTCAAGGGATCGCTCGAAGCGATGAATGCCATCCGGGAAAATACCGAACCGATACCCCGAATCTATGAACTGTTGCAAACCATAAAACGCGACGGATTAAAAGCGATCTGATTATGGCTGAAATACTCGAAGGACTGTTGCTGATCAACCAAACGGATGTATATGCCCGTTTCGGGGCTTTCCTCGCGGAAACCGCTGAAGACAGACACGACAACTACGATTCGCTGCTTGCACCTCCGGCTCTCAAGCAGCAGGCGGAGGTTTCCATTCAGGAGGAGGACGGTGTCCGTATGCCCGATACCCTGACACAGACTTACGAAGCCCGCGATATCACGCTGCGATTCGCCATCGTCGCCTCGAACGATATTTCGTTCTTCACGCGCTACGCCTCGTTCGTGAAATTTCTCAAGGAGGGCGACGACGGGTGGCTCGCGCTCCATCTGACGGACGTAGGGCTGAAATTCCGGGTTTATATGACCGGATTTTCGGATTATTCACAACTGGCGCCATTCGGAAAGGGAGAGGTTGCGGCGACCTTCTCGGTGAAATTCCGGGAGCCGAAGCCGACATTCGAACTCGCTGCGTCGATCTAAAGGTCACGTTCAAATCTTCAAAAAATGGAACTCAAAATATATTCGAAAGAAGGGAATCTGAAGCTGACGGCCTCTCCCGATAGTAACAGTGCTGCAACCTGCGGCATACAGGAGGAGAGTGTCCTCGCGCTCTCCTTCACGGCCTTCGAATGCGTCACGCTCGAAGTTTACGATTATGCGGACTTCCTCGGACGGCGTTATTGGATTCTCGAACGTTATCAGCCGAAGATGAACTGCGACAGCGAATGGAGCTACTCGGTGCAACTGTCGGGGGTCGAAGGACTCACCACGCAGGTCCTGATGGTCAATCCGGATGATGACGACAATCCGATTCTGACACTCACGGCACCGGCACGCGAACATGCGGCGCTGATTATCGCTAACATGAACCGCAAAATGGGGACGACCGAATGGAAAGTCGGAGAAGTGGTCGTATCGGAGTACATCGATATCGAATATACGGGAAAGTACGCCTCCGATGCTCTTTCGGAATTGTCGTCTGCCGCCGGAACGGAGTGGTGGTTCGACGGGATGACGCTCAACATATCCCGCTGTGAGTTCGGCGAGCCTGTCCCGTTGTCTTACGGTAACGGATTAATCGGAGGAATCGAACGGAGCATGGCCGATGGCGTGAAATTTTTCACTCGGCTCTTCCCGGTAGGCTCCTCCCGCAACATCGATCCGGATCGGTACGGACATACCCGGCTGCAATTGCCCGACGGGGCGAAGTACGTCGAACAGGATACCCACCTCGGTATCATCGAATATTTCGAGCAGGAAGCGTTCGATGCAATATATCCCCGCCGGATCGGGACGGTCGGGTCCGTACGGTCCGAAGAGCGCACGAGCGATGACGGCTCTCCGTTTACGGTCTGGTATTTCACCGATCCCGACATTCCGTTCGATCCCAATCAATACGAAATAGGCGGCCTCGTCAAACGGGTGACCTTTCAGACCGGAGAGCTTCGCGGACGGGAGTTCGAAGTGAATTACGACTCGGAAAAGAAGGAGTTCGAGATCATCACCCAATGGCCCTACGACAACGATATGCAGTTGCCGTCGGAACCGTTGGTCCCGGCTCCCGGGAACGAATACGTGCTCTGGAATATCAGTATGCCGGACAGTTATTATCCTGCGGCCGAACAGGAATTCAAAACTGCGGTAGATACCTTTATGGCCGACAGCCGTAAAGATATATCCGTGTTCCAGGCATCGACGGATTTTACGGTTGTCGATAAAAGAAACCTCGATTTGAAGCCAGGGCAACGGATTCGGCTCGGAAGCGACAAGTTTTTTCCCGATACCGGATATCGCGATATCCGTATCGTCGCGATCAGTCGCTCCGTCGTTCAGCCCGGAAGCATGACTCTTAAAATGAGCGATGTCCTCTCCACAGGCCGTATTTCCCGCATCGAAAATCAGATTTCGGAAGTGACGCAGATAACCCGGCAGGTTTCATCGGAATTTCCTGACATCATTAAATCGTGGGAGGAAACACCGGCGAGCGACACGACGCTCTATTCGTCGCGTAAGAGCGAACGGGAATTTCTGAACAAGCGCCGGGGAGGTACGGTCGAAGGAATCACCCGATTCCTTAAGCGGCAGCAACTCGACGAGGGATTCCGGACAAGCGACTTCGCCAGCGGCATCACCGGCTTCGGTGCACAGATCGACGGACGAGGCGCCGGCGAGCTGGAGAGCCTCTTCATCCGTCGTTTTCTGGAGGTTCCGGAGCTTCGGTACAACCGTGTGGGCATCAGCGTCGGGGATGACTGGAGCGCTCCGGGCGCCGGGGTGATCGAGAGTGTGGACAAGGATCAGAAGCTCGTAACGCTCAAACTCGAAGAGGGCGAGATCGGCGCCGTAGCGGTCGGGGATATCTGCATGGGTATCTTCCACGACTTCGACCCGTCGAACAATGCGACGGCAGATTCCGACGACGGCCGGGGCAACTTCTCTTTCTCAGGCTTCGCAACGGTCTATTTCCGTATCACGGAGGTCCTGGGCGACCGCAACGAGCAGTTCCGCTACGGGCTGCGCCCCCTGTCGGCCACCTTTACCAAGCAGATCGATCCGATGGAATCGATGACCTTCGTAGCCTACGGATCGTTCACGAATCCCGCCCGGCAGAGCTCGCGCTACTCGACGCGCACCTACCAGCGTTATCTCCGCAATGTCAGCGACTGGGAGTTTACGGCCGAGAATATCGCCGCGCAGTTCGGCGACCTTACGAACCTCTCCGTCTTCGGGATCCAGATGTCGGGCTATTCGGCCTATCTGGATAATATCTATCTGCAAGGTATGATCAGCAGCCTGGACAAGAAGGCGCTGCTGGACACCCGGAGCAAGCTGTTCCGGCTTGTCGGCGACAACGGCGTCGGCGTGGCATTCACCCCGGAGGCAGGCTGGAAGCAAGGCAAGCTCTACGACCCCGCGACGGGACAGTTCCAGAAGGAGTTCGACATCGAACAGATCGATCAGACGGCCACCGAAGCCCAGGCCACTGCCAATTCCGCCGATCGCAAAGCTCAGCAGGCTAAGGATTACATCGATAACACGCTGCCCGGCGAATTGTCCGAGATCAACAAACGGCTGGACGGTGTCGTGGAAAACTGGTTCTATCCCTATACCCCCTCGCTTTACAATGAACCGGCCCAAACATGGATAGCGGACGGCGAGCAGGAAAACCATATCGGCGACACGTTCACCAATACGCTGCCCGCGAATTTCGACCCGACGGACGCAGGCTGTTGGGAGCAGGGAAGCATCGTTGCACCCTATATCGACGGCATTAAGACCTGGGATCAGATCAAAATCGCCGACAGCACCCGCATCCGGCTCAAAACTCCGGTCGGAGGAATACCCAAAGGCGCCGTATTGTCGGTGGGTGAAGGCTATACGATGGGTTACAATCCGATAGCGTCATCCGGAGCGGTTATAGCAAGTTACGTATGGAGCCAGAGCTATACCGTCGGAAGCGACAATCCCTACATAGCTTTTGTCATCCGCAAAACCGATAATGCCAAAATCACTCCGGCGGAATACCCGCAGATTCACTTCACCATATCGAGCGACGAGACGACGAACCCCGATGCGGGCAAATCGTGGCGGTGGGTAAAAGAAGAGGACGGAACCTATAAATGGACGCCGATCGCCGACAGCGATGCGGTAAAGGCCCTGCAAGAGGCGGCGCGGGCGCAGGACACGGCTGATGCCAAACGTCGTGTATTCGTCGTAACACCGACTACACCTTACGATGTGGGTGACATCTGGACGCAGGGCGAAGGTGGTGACATCATGCGCTGTATCGAATCCCGTGCAACGGGCAATTTCGAGAGCTCGGATTGGGACAAAGCATCCAAATACACCGATGATACGGCAGCCAACGAAGCCAAAGACGAGATTGCGAATCTTCAGTTCGGCGCCCGCAACTATATCGCTAAACAATTTATCCGGGAATGGAACAGTGTCAAAGAGGGCGTTACGGATGTCGTAACTTCGGGGGCGGACGCGGACGGAGCATATTTGTATGTCAATTGGGGCAAACTTATACAAGCCGGGCTTGCCGCAACCAACGCCTCCCAGGTTTCGACGGTCCCCGACTGTTTCGGCGGCCAGATAAAATACAAGCCGAATACTCCGTACGTCTTCAAAGCCCGAATCAAGCAGGGTGCCGAAATTACGTTCCGTATCGTATACGAAGACGGCACCAAAGAAGTGCTTTCCGCTCCTCCGGCGGGAACGGAAGGAGTATATGAAGTGGTCCACACCATCGATGCTTCGCGTGTGGTACAGAAGATATACATGTATGTCGGCAAAGGTGTTTCCATGTATCTCTACGACATTCAGCTTACGGAAGGCAACAAGGCCCCCACGGGGTATATCACGGCCGAAGAGGATGTGCAGGCGCAGATCGAACAGGTGAAGTTGGATGTGGACTACATTGCCTCGGATTCGAGCCTGACACCCTCCGATAAACAACAGGTGGCCAACGAATGGGTACGCATACAGAACGAATACTGGAGCATCATGGCGAATGCCGAAAAGTATGATGTCCCCACGGATTCATTTACGGTCTATTTCCAGGCACTCGAAGATTATCTCACGCCCCTGCTGGCCGATATGAGTACGACATCCGAGATAACCGGCACCGAGTTCAGAAAAGTATTCTCCGATTATTATGAAATAAGCAGCAACATGTCGGACTTGATCGACGACGCGATAGACGAATCCATCAAATCGACAGAGTACCTCAAGAAGGCTATGGAAGACGGAAGTACCGAGGTGAAAGGCGGTCTGATAATGACCAATGTGATGTTGCTGAAAAATGCTGAAGGCGACGTGACGGCCGGCGTGAGCGGCTTGCAGGAAGACGATGTGCCCTTCTGGTCGGGAGCCGACTACACAAACCGGAAAAAAGCCGTGTTCAGAGTACACGCCGACGGGGAAGTACACGCAACCAAAGGAACCGTCGGAATCCTGCAGGTCAAAAACGATTCCGTAGAGGTGAGCGATGCGGCCGCAAGCGGAGATAAAATCATACTCACCCCATACAGAATTACGTCCATATCGCAGGTTCTGGGTGCTGTGAGTGTACCGGGTGTCATAGAAACGAAAGAAGTGAGCGCACTGGCTACGGGACAAAGCAATCCTTTTGTCCGAAATGTTTACGAGTCAAGTCCGCCGTTTACCTGTGGGCAGGGAGTACAGATGTCAGCCCGGATTACAGCCCGCATCACAGGCAATGCCGAAGGAGGTGGCGGGGGCGTAAAGATCGAGGTGGTAAACGCTTTGACGGGGAAAGCCGATCCCCTGTACCGAAACAGCACGGCTGAAGCCCAAAACACGAATTTGAATATCGACGAGACGATTTCATATCTTTTCACTGGAGCAGCCCAGAAGTACTACATCCGGATTACGGTCGAAGCATCGGCAGCCGGAAAACTTACGGCCTCTGCAACGATGAATGCCGCCCAATTCAACTTCGTGAAAGACATCCGCAAGAACCTGATCGCTCCCAACGGAGTAGCCGTTGTGAAAGGATCGAGCAACTATGCGGTATTCACGGGAGATATTTTCGAAGTCCTGATCGGAAAAGCCGGATTACGTATTCAAAACGGGTATGTCTATAAGAGAGATACCGACCATACGACCTGGACAAAGATTTGAGAACCGCCATTGGAGACAGTCGTAAATTAATTGAAGAATTTTTAATGGCTGCGATGGACCATGTATGGAATACGTCGGTTGTCGGCAGAAAAGTGAAAGACGAAGTAGACGGTCAGCATCGAATCTGACAAATAAAGTCCTTCGGGGGAGGACACAAAAAATCCCCCGGTTTGTTAGCAGTCATCTCACCTACATACCAACAAATGCACGATTACTCGCAGCGACCGGGGGATAAAACCTCCTGCTGCGAGTAATTTTTTGTGTCGTTTCCTGTACAGGGGACGGCTGGTATGTAGATGAGATACGCAAAGATACTAATTTTAATAAAATAGCAAACTATGAGAACCCCTATTTCCTACTATGGCGGCAAACAGACAATGCTCAAGCACATTTTGCCTTTGATCCCGTCGCATAAGATCTATACAGAGGCATTTTGCGGCGGTGCGGCCGTCTTGTTCGCCAAACGGCCCTCCGAAGCTGAAATCATCAATGACATCAACATGGAGTTGACAAACTTCTACTGGTGTATGCAAGTTTACTATTCAGACCTCAAACACGAGATTAACAAAACACTACACAGCCGGGACCTGCACGCCCATGCCGGACATATCAACTCTTATCCGCAGTTCTTTACTCCCGTCGAACGGGCATGGGCCGTATGGGTGCTCTGTAAAATGTCGTTTGCGTCAATGATGGACGGGACATTTGGATATGACTTCAGCGGCACAATGACCAAGAAACTGCGTAACGCGAAGGATGAGTTCACAGAGCGGCTTTGTCAGCGGCTCGAACGAGTGACTATTGAGAACCGAAACGCTCTCGACGTGATCGACTGCTACGATGCTCCCGATACCTTTCATTTCGTCGATCCGCCTTATGTGAACTCCGATTGCGGACACTATGAGGATACATTCAACGAACAGAATATGGAGCAACTCTTGCAATTGCTTGAAACCGTCAAGGGAAAGTTTATGCTCACGATGTTCCCGTTCGATATGATCGACCGGTATGCCCGGAAGAACGGATGGATTATCCATCGTATCGAGCGGACGATCAGTGCCTCGAAATCAAATCGCCGCAGACAAGAGGAGTGGATGGTCTGCAACTACGAGGAACGGGCACAGGCATCTCTGTTCCAGGGTGAGTATTTAGGCGAATAGATGGAGCTGGTATTGATTCATCTTGAAATAAAAAACCGTTCGAGCGGCAGTTAAACGCCATTCGAACGGTATGTTTTCTTGATTCGCTTTACATATTTCCCGCGATATGTAAACGGATCGTGCATTTGCTTTACATATATTCTGCGCGTGTGCGAAATTTCAGTCGCTTTTCGTTTTGGATTACTTCAACCCTCTAAAAGTCGCATCTGGTTCTGAACTTCGTCGCATCTCGTTTTGCCGATTATATCAGTTGTTCCTTAATGGAGGGGGCATTGAAATTCACTCCGACAGTTACGAAATTCAATACCCCGTCGTAATACGGCTCTTCCAGGTTGTCCAGTCTGTAATATTCGATACGCTCGATGTTGTCTGCGGTCAGATTTGTCAAAATAGCTGCATATCCAGCCTCATCCGGAATAATACCGCTGAACATAAGACATACCGTGGCGCCGTTTTCATCGGTCAAATAACCATCTTCGTAGGTTATGCCCGGAATATGGCTGTAAAGATCCTCGATCGTCCGGGCATCGGGGGCAATCTGTTTGGGACGATACGTTTCCACGGGTCGGAAAGCTACGGTATCGGCAGAGCGCTCGACAGGAATGTAGTAATCGATGTTGCCTATTCTGCCGGGAACGTATTTGATCTCGATCTCCTTGCTTCTCGTTCGGATACCCGGACCCGATATTTTAAGCTGATAGGTCTGATCGGTTGCGACGTTTCCGAAATCATACCAACCGTTCATTGCCGTAATAGTCCCGTATTCGGGTTCTCCGGTCGCCGGATCGCATAACCATACCGATGCGAAAGGAACGGGGGTAGGTGTTTCCGATACATACACAAAACCTGTGATCTCCTGCTCTTGTCCTGCCGCAGAACTTATGAAGCCTGCCAAAGCGAAAAATAATAAAACGAATCTTTTCAT